TATAAATTTCTCCAGTCTGTGTATTGAATAAACGAATTTTTCCGTCCCAGTGCCTACTTCTATACTGGGGCATAAAACGACTATTAGGGACTTCAAAAGTAAATTGGTCCGCCAATTCATAGTAAACGTGAGGTTCCGCCTTTACTTCAAGATAAACCTCATTTTTTTTAGATATCACCAAATGAGACATACATATAGTTCACTTCTATACATATTTATTCATCTCTTATAACCTTGCGCTCTCCTCTCAGCGTAATATTTTTTAAGAGACTCACTTTTCTTTCTTTTTTCTTCTTCACTTTGCTTTTGACCTGTTCTACTTTTATTGCCTTTCCCTATTTCAGATAATTTTTGACGGGTATCTTCGTTGTGAGATTGAACACCTTTTAAACCTTTGTTCCAAGCAGTCTTACCTTTATGTGATTCTGACATTTTTTTCTTGCTTTCTTCCGTATGTTTTTTACCTTTCATACAGGCAAAACCTTTTTCTCCACCCTCCGTAACATTTACTAATATTCCGCCATCTATTTTTCTACCATATTTCATAATAAGTTCTTTTTCCTTTTCAAGAGCGCATTCTTCGGAAAGGTTATCCAATAAAATAACTATTTTTTCTTTATCTGGAATATTTACATATTTGTGAGTTTTCTTATTTTTTTGATATGCTCGTCTTCCAGTACCCTTACCAATATAATAAGGAGTATCGTCTTCTCTTAAATAAGCATAAACATAAAAATTATTTCTCATTTGAGGTTTCAGTCGCTAATATATTTATAATAAAAAAGAGGCATTTCTGCCTCAGTCTGCAAGTCCAGTACCACCTATTCCATACCTGTCACCAGGTTGGTGCCCAATTGAACCACCAGTTCCTTCTAGAGAACCACTACCTCTTAAACTTCTTGTAAGATGCTGTCTATCCATAGAAGTTTGAAGTCTTCTTCTATTTGCGCCAAGTTGTTGATTTGCCTGCGATTTTGCTTGACTTCTTTTTGCTCTTACACTTTCTGGTTCAGCATCAACGTTTTTCATTGCATCAAGTCTTGCCTTAGCGGAAACGCCCTTTACTAGGTTATTGATTGCATCACCAACACCAATTGAACTGTTAAACTTTTGTTTTCCAACATTTATCATCGCATTAGTCATTTTTTTAGACCAAGATGAAGTTCTTGTTGGAAATCCTTCATCATCATAAGGTTTATCAGATGTACGAAGAGGTACGTACCCTTCGCAAGTAGATATAAATTCTCTAAAAGTTTTCATTTAACTTTTATTTTTATTTAGTTAAAACCCGATTGGAAACGGTGCCACTCTATTGCGTTTTTTATTTGAAATGTTCTATTAGAAATAGTCTTAATGACTTCTTCTAGAAACTTAAGCATAATGTCATAATATCTAATTTTAAGGTCTATTTTATTCAACCTCTCATCAGCATCCATATGCCTCTGTAATGCCTCTTTGTCTCTAACTTTATATGGGAACGGTTCTTCTTCGTAGACCTCTATAGGTGCCTTTCCGGTGTAGTAGTTGTACCTTTCAAGTTTGACTCTGTTATAAGTTTCTCTTGCTTTTTCACGCAACAAAGTAATTGTATTATAGACGGTATAATATTTTGAATGGAGTTGAGGAATTTTTAAAGATTCATCGTGTAAATTATCAGGGTCTATGACAGAATCTCTCTGCCACATCTCCTGAATTTCATCTAGGTTCATAAACGAGTTCTACCATCAGCGGCAAGGATATTATATACAGTATACTTGAAAGATGCCTCTGCTGTAAAGTACTGAACATCAGTAATAGTCGCATCAAAGTCCAGTGAAGTTAATGAATATGGAAATAAATCTAAAAACTTTACGATTGCTGCACTTTTGAAGTTTGAATTTAATATTGTTAAAGACCCATCACTAAACTGGTTTTTGAGATCACTTGGTTGAGTTGCGTCATCCTCATCTTGAAGTAAATCGGCAAACTGTTGTGTGGTTTCTGGAAATCCGAGACCAGTTAACCAGTTGTGAATCGCCATATAGTTTTCTAAATTTTCATCAACCAGAAAACGAATGGTTAAATCGCCATAGGTTAGTTTTTCTCCAGGAATATCAATATCCTTCAGGTATGATGGTTGCAATGCAAGTGCTAAGTTAATTTCTGGTATTCTTACCGTATTGCAAAAAAAAGAAACTTTTGGTTCCTTAGCAAGGTTAAATTTAAACCCCGTTGGAGACAAAAAGTTTCTATTTGTAATCTGTCCTGGAAAATTGCAAGCAGTTGTCATTTTATTTTCTAGATGTGGGCAGTGTTTTTACGTAAACCTTTTGTTTTCCAAACTGTTGAGATGTTATATTTGGATTTCCTAAAACATCTCTAGCAGTTTGTAATGCAAGATCATAACTTGTTTGCTTATTATAATCTCCTGCAGGTCCAAAATTTCCTGTATCAGAAACTCTTGTTGTTGCAACAGGAGTTTTTGTTCCTGGTGCAGCAGTCATTTGCAACCTAGTTCCGAATGGTGAAGATGGTCTATTTGTTGTTCTTGATGCATAAGGAACTGCAACTAACCTTTGTTTATCATTAAATCTTTCTCCACTTGCAGTTAGAGATCCAGGAGTATCTGCTTTACTGTATGAACTTACTGTTACTGGTTTCCAACCATATCTTTTCTCTTGCTCTGGATTCCATTTACCTGGTTTCCAGTTTTTTCCAACTCCAAAACCTTGCTGATAATTTTTATAAGCAAGAACTGGTTGTTGAGGGGAATTTGGTTTTACTTTAGGTGCAAATGGATTCCAAAACTCTTGAATATTTGCATCCTCACAAAAAGTTTTAAACGACTTCATGAGTCTTTTATTTTTATTTAGATAAAAAAAGACCCCCTTGCGGGGGTCTGATAGATATGTGAATCGAGATCACATGAGGTTGGTAACCTTGACTCTTCTGTAGTAACGGTTGGCGTTACGATCCAGACCAGCACCGCTGATTGCGCTAGTGCCTTGTGAGAATGGGTTGGCAACAATACCATATCTGGTCTTGAAGCCAATCTTGGGCTGGAAGGTGTCCTCACCAACGGCACGTACCATCTGGAGAGGTACATATGGGCAGTAGAAGAGACCAGCGTCATAAGGGGAAGAACCCTTGTAACCTACAACGTAGTACTGGTTAGCAGATACGTTAGCAGCATAAGGATCGATATAAACACGATACTTACCTTGCAGAACACCAGCGAAGGTGTTACCAGTGTCATCAACGTTGAGGTTAGCGTTGAGTGCAGGGGTGTAGTCAAGAACACCTGCCATGGTGAGTGCCGAAGCAACGTCAGCAGAGCAGAGGATCATGTTACCCTTTCCACGACGAGTTCTTTGTGCGATAGCGTTAGCGTCGCGCTCGATCTGGAAGATAAGACCCTTGAACTTCTCAACCGACCAACGACCGTTGGAGTCAACGTCGAGGTCAAAAGTACCAGCGGTAGCAACGTTTGCTTGAGCACCAGACTCAGCAACGTTGTAGATGGTGCGGATAACTTCGCGGTTGATTTCAGCGAGAATCTCAGTGCTGAGGATGTTAGCAAGCTCAGCTTCTGCATTCAGACCGTGAATTGCCTTCAGGTCTTGTGCGAGTTCGAGTGAGTACTCAGCTTTCAGAGCACGTGACTTAGCAGTAACGGTAACTTTCTCGATTGAGAAAGCCATTTCGTTAAAGTGGTCACCAGCTGCTCCACTACCAAGGTTCTCAGCGTCGTCGGTACGCATACCCTGACCTACGTTATAGGTCTGAGCATCTCCAGTTGCAGGATAGGTAGCATCCAGAAGACCAGGGTTGGTTCCTCTCTGGGTGGTTGTACCCATACCAACGCTACCAGCGGTGAATCCGTTGGTGAGGTTGAATCCACTGTCTTGACCGGAGAATGCGCTGTCTGCTTCGTTGAACAGAGCTTCGGTTCCACTCATGTTGGTGTACTTCGAGCGCATTGCGAAGATGAGTCCAGTAGGACCGTTCATTGGTTGAACGCCAGCCAGGTCATAAGCAACCAGGTTAGGCATTGAACGTCTGATCAGGGAGATCAGAACAGGGTCGAAACCAGCAACAGGTGAAGTAGCACCAGCTGAGAAAC